CATTTCATTATTCTTGATCCATATATTTATGCTGACTAGGTTCATTTAATCTCCTTTCAAATAAAAACGGAACGGCTGACGCAACGTCATTTGAGCTTGGAGAGCACCGTTCCATATTAAAGAAACCTCGTCGGGTAACGAGGTCTTTAGTTTAATTGTTTGTTGTCGTTGAATCATTTAACTCTCCAAGTTGATTTTAGTTTAACAAATCATGCGTACTCTGTCAAGCCCTTTCTTTTTTCATTCTTGACTCACTCGAATGTTTGTGTCATTCTAGTTTATGTTAATCAAGAGGAATCATGTATGAGAAAACATCAAACCCAGATTTAGACGATCTAAACTTTCATAGTAATGATGGAGAGTTTTCATTGCGAGAAGAAGAAGTATTTGAGAAGCATCTTGCAAAGCTACGAAATGCAGCAGATCAGTTTAAGAATCGCAACGGTGATAGAGTGGCATGTATAACCAGTCGTGTAAGGCCATGGTACTCAAGAGCACACAATATGATAGTGTTCAATAAATGAACATTAAATGTCTAATAAAGTGAACACATGACTAAAAATATAAACAAAAGACCCGGAAGACCATCATCGATTGATAAGATAAGTTTAGATAAGATCAAGAAACTAGTCTTATCTGGTTGGACTGATGCTCAAGTAGCTGACTTTTTTGACCTAACTGTAACTGCCCTACATATTTACAAAAGTAAGCATATCAAGTTTTTTAACTCCCTAAAAGGTTGGAAGAAAATAGCTGATGCAAAAGTTGAAAAAAGACTCTACAAAAGAGCTACCGGCTATAAATATGATGAGATAACTTACGAAAAGTCAAAAACAGGTGGATTAGGTGCAGTTTTAGATGATGGTGAGATTCAAACTATTAAACATACCGATACTTGCAAAGCTAAGATAGTTACAAAACAAGTTATTCCCGATGTTACAGCACAAATCTTTTGGCTTAAAAACAGACAACCTAAAGAATGGCGAGATAAGCGAGAGGTCAAACATTCCGGGGAAACAAACTTGAATATCACAGTAAACGAGGTAGATGTTTCAGAACGCCAAAAACTAATCAACGAAAGATTCTCTTGTACGAACTAAGACACAAATCGCTTCTACTCTACAAAGAAGTCGCTCAAGACAATGATTTCAAGGCTATGCGCCAACTCTGTCTTAACGACTTGTTTTATTTGCTACTTGTAGGTTGTAAGCGCATTGATATAGATAATGACTGGCTCTTTGATCGCTGTAGAGAGGTTGAAGCTGATCCTGATGGCTTTATTGATTTATGGGCTAGGGCTCACTACAAAAGTTCGATAATCACTTTCGCTAAAACTATTCAAGATATCTTAGGCAATTCTGAACTGACCTTTGGCATATTCTCACATACTAGACCAATCGCTAAATCATTTCTTACTCAAATCAAACGAGAGTTTGAGATCAATACATTCCTTCAAGACCTATTCCCAGAGGTTTTATATAAAGCACCACAGAAAGAATCCCCTAAATGGTCTTTAGATGATGGCATTATAGTCAAACGTAAAGGAAATCCTAAAGAATCTACGATTGAGGCACATGGATTAGTAGATGGACAGCCTACTTCAAAGCATTTCGATGTATTAGTCTATGATGATGTTGTTACTAAAGAGTCTGTTTCAACACCTGAAATGATAAAAAAGGTTACTGAGTCTTTCGGATTGTCTCTTAATCTTGGCAAGAAAGACGGTTTAAGAAGATATATCGGCACAAGATATCACGCTAATGACACATATAAGACTATAATGGATAGAAAGACAGCTATTCCAAGAGTCTATCCGGCAACTGATGATGGCACTTTCGCAGGTAATCCTGTATTACTTACTAAGGCAGAGTTTGAAAAGAAGGTTGACGATATGGGAAGTTATATAGCCGGTGCTCAACTCTTACTTAATCCTTTAGCTGATAGTGTTATGGGCTTTAAAGATAACTGGTTGTCAAGATATAAGACTTTCGATAAGAACTCTCGCAGTAATTTCTACATCTTAGTTGATCCTGCATCTGAAAAGAAAAAGACAAACGATTATACTGTCCTAGCTGTGATCGCTCTTAACTCTGATAACAATTATTATCTCGTAGATGCAGTTCGTGACAGGCTTAATCTTACAGAGAGAACAGAGAAGTTATTTGACTTAGTAAGAATATGGCATCCGCTCAACGTAGGCTATGAGAAATATGGTATGCAATCTGATATAGAGCATATTAAATATGTCCAAGAGCAGGAGAATTATCGCTTTAAGATAACTGAGCTTGGTGGCAGTATGCCTAAGAATGATCGTATTAGACGACTCGTGCCGAAGTTTGAGCAGGGAAGATTTTACTTACCAAACAGATTGATGTTTAAGAACTCTCACGATGAAGAGCAAGATTTTATTAAACTATTCATTGATGAAGAATACACAACATTCCCAGTTTGCAAGCATGACGATATGCTTGATTGCATAAGCAGAGTTTTAGATGAAGATTTAGAGGCTAAGTTTCCAAAGATAAAAACCAGATCAAGTCAACTTCCAGTTGGCGGAGGGAAGGCATATTGAAAAAACTTATATTATCTTTATTACTTGTTTTATTCTTTTCAACTCTAGCGTTTGCTTATTGTCATGTAGATATGATGTGTTTTACTAAATGTATGGATGATGGATATAATAGTGGCTCTTGCAGTTATTGGTGCAGAGTATGTGATTAAACTTTGTTAATATAAGGAGATATCTAATGGCTAGACCAAGAAGAGGTGCAGGTCGTAATAAAGGCGGATGCAAAAGAGGCGGGCCGGGACATGGAAAAGGTGGCGGCAGAGGTGCCGGGAGAGGGAGGAAAGGATAATGTTAACAAAAACCAAATTAACAGAGAAACCAGAATATATGACAGTCGCACCATCATTCAAGTTTAGAATTGATAATACAAATATAGAGGGCTATGTTACAGCAGAGACATTTGAGGATGCGGTAGATATTCTCAGAAAAATACATCTCGGCCCCAAAGAGATTTTCACTCATGAGTTTGAGGGCGTTAAATCTGAGTTGATTAAAAGCGCACCAATAACTATTTGTAAAAAACAAACTAGTCAAATCCCTATTCAAATATCTAAAGTGGAGGAACGATGAGCGGAGATAACGGATATAACGGAGATAAGATACCAGAATTAAACGAACTTGAGAAGAAGAAGAAAGCCTTTGAAGCTAACCCAGATAACTTTATAGATATAAACGAACTTGTCTTAGCTGTTAAGCGCACAGACAATAAAGTAGAGACTCTTATCGGTTCCAGTAGCCGTACTGAGCTTGAGATCTCGCTTATGAGAATAACTCACCAATGCTTTGGAGTATTCAACGCTATGTCTCATGCACAGCAACAAGCGAGTAATCCTAAGATTGTTAAGCCTAAAGGTTCAATCATTGATTTTGTACGAGGTGGTAAGAAGTAATGAGTAAAAAAGGATTAACTAAGAAGAATCTAAAAGACTTTGTAAAATACGGACGCTTTGATACACCTGAACATGCTAAGAACGGATTGAAAGGTGAGGATAAAATTGCCAAGGCAAGGCATGATCTTCATATTGCACATGAGAAGGCTAAGAAGTTGTTGAGGAAAGTATAAGGAGTTACAAGTGGGACTTGCTGAGAGAGAGTATATGAGAGAGCCAAAGAAACAATATAAATCAGTCAACGATATGGTTTGGAAGTTAAGTGGTTGGAGATTTAAGATATTTTATTTCTTTAGAGGCTTGTGGAGGTCTGATAAATGATATTTAAAATAGTTGCAACAATTCCAACTGCCAAGCCTAATTACTAGCTAATTACTAGTTTGTACAGAATTAGTAATTGAGATAAAAAGCAATTAAAACATCAGAATTGATGTGTTATGTGAAGAGTTTGTAGTATATATACCAAGCCTATTAAGTATCGTATAGTTATTGTATAGTGTATCGTATAGTAAAAAAGGATATTAAGATATGAAATCAGAAACTAAAGCCCCAGAGAAACAAGAAAAGAACCCAATGAACTTTGTTGACAAGCAAGCGAAGAGAATCGAGCCGGAGATTGAAACTGATAAGTTCTCTCCTGAAGAACAGAAAGACATTGTAAAGATGGTCGTTCAAGATGCTATGAGCGATATCGATTCAATGACAGAATGGGTTCAGCAAAGAAAAAAAGATCAGATGATGTATGATGGTGCTAAACCCTCTCTTATCGAAGGCTTAACTAAAAAGGGTTGGATGTCAGATAGAAACCTTAGACTTTGTACCGCAGTCTGTGACGCTTTCGATGCCACACTCTTAGCAACTAGCTTTAATCCTGATACTATCCACGCAAAGGCAACTGAGCCTAATGACGTAAATCGTAAAGACGATATTGAAACCTTCACAAAGTGGGGACTCGGGCCTTCTGAATCTGATATCTACTATGACATTAAAGACTTTATACATAACAGAGTGACACAAGGTTTCTCAGTTTTAAAGAAACGCTGGAAGGTCTGGTATGAATGGGTTGATCTAAGAATCCCCAAGTACGGCAAGGTAGGCAAAGCTGTTGATAAAATTGCTAAAGCTATTGGTAAGAAATCATTTCTAGGCTATGAGATTAAGACTGAGCATAAGAGATTTGAGAAGTGCCTTTTAGACAACATACCTAACTTAGACGATATCTTAATCCCTTCTTTCGGTAAGAAAATACAGGACTTGAATCATTTCATTGAGACTATTCATTTAAACGGAGATGAGATACTTGACTATTCAGATAGAAACGTCTTTGTTGATGTGGATGAAAAGTACATAGCACAGCTTAAAAACGCATGTTTCGATGCAAGAGTTGAAGTCTTAGGAAAACAAAAGGCTGAGGCTTTAGGTATTGTAGTGCCTTCGGATATCACAACAACAGACTTGAGACAATTTCCAGTAGATATCTATGAATGGTACGGAACTTATGAAAAGAATGGCAGGAAAGAGAAATACAGATTTGCAGTAGAGCCAACAATGATGAAGTTTCTCGCAGGCAAGCCTTTAAGAAAGGTTCCCGGCTGTCGTGATGGTAAGATTCCGTACGTTGGTGGGCCACTATTCAGAACTCCCGGACAGATAAGAGGCGAATCATTACCTTCAAGGGTAGCTGATGTTACCAACGCTTTGAATAATACATTTAATCAGAAGTCAGACTTTCAGTATGTTGAGAATTGTCCTTTTGGATTCCACAAGCCTGATGAGAACTATGATAAACAAGTCTTTGAATTAGAACCCGGAGTATCCTATCCTTCATCTGATCCTAAGAATGTAAACTTTCCTAATCTATCTCGCTCAATGGCATGGGTTGATGGTGATGTTAATATCTTATTACAGATGGTAGAAAGACTAACAGGCGCAGCTTCATACTTCCAATCAAAAGAGACTCAGAGCAAAACTCTAGGGCAAGACCTTTTAGTTGAAAGAAACTCTGATACACGATTCGGGCTTATGGTTAGAGATTTAGTCTCTGATATATCCGAAGCCGTTACAATGTGGCTCAATACATACCAAGATTGCGCTCCTACGACTTTGGGTGAACGAGTCTTAGGTGAAGATGGAGAGAAGCTATTTCCTAATATGTCTATTGATACATTAAGAGGCGGTTACGATATTTACTTCTCGCCTGATATTATAGCCGGTTCTAAGATGTTTGAAAAGCAGTTAGCAATGTTCGCTTTAGAAGCTACGCAAACTAACATCTGGTTTAATCCTCAGATCAATCCAAGAGGTAACTGGCAGATGACAGCAGACTCATTTAAGAAGATAGGCTTTATGGACATCGAATCTTATATGCCACCTAAGCCACCGGGAGAGTTAGGCACATCAAACGATGTAGATAAGCTATGGACACAGTTCATGCAAGGCGAGATTCCAGAGGTTAACCAGAACGCTAATCTTATGGAGATTGCCGCAGGCTTATCTAAGAAAGCTCAACAGGATTATTATAAACTTGATGAAGAATATAAACCTAACTTTGACAACTATATGTTTCAATTAAGTATAGCCATGAGACAGCAAATGAAAAAGATGCAAGAGGATATGCTCGCTCAACAAATGGCTTCTAAGATAATAACAGACAATGAGAATAAGATCATACCTAATCAGGGTATGCCACAACAGGGAATGAATCAGCCACAACAGCCACAAGCTCAAATGAACCAACCACAAGTAAATCAAGCGCCACCACAAGGAGATGCTAATGCCGGAACAGAACTTCCTATCTGATCTTAACGCTTGGCAAGAAATAATTCACTCTTCTAATTGGAGAGTATTTGTAAAACTATTAAAAGATCACCAAGACTATCTTCAGTCTGAAGGTAACGCATATCTTAGAAAGAAGGAATACGTTGATGCGTATGGTTGCTTGGCTAAGATGGATGACTGCAAGAAGATCACTAGTCTTGTTCAAAATAGAATATCAGAAATAAGAAAATCAAAGGGAGAAAAAGGATGAAAGAGATTAGCTTAAAGATAGAACCAGAAAAAAAAGGAAGTGAAGGAAAAGAAGTAGCAATAGACCAACCATCTTATCCTTCGTTTTCAATGTATGACAACGCTCCTCTTGAACTTTTAAAGATTCCTTTAGGCACAGAGTTGACAGCTAAAGTTAAGATCACATCAAAGGATATTCACGAAGGTGAGAGAGGCAGACAAGGAGCAGGATTTGATTGTATAAGTATTACTGCACCAGATACTACTGATACTGCTAGAGATAAAGGAAAAGAGATTGCAGACACAGTTATAAAACCAAAAGGGAGGTGAATAAGATGGATAAGAAGAAAGAACTTGAACCTGTAAAAGATATCGCTAAAGATCCTGAAGCTGGTCACTTGTCAAAAGAACAAGCACAGGTTAAATGGAGAAAGCAAAGAGAGTTAAACGCTAGATTGAAAGCCTATGAAGTTAAGGCAAGGGCTGAGATCGAAGCTGAATCTGAAGAAGAAACGAAACCGGAGACTACGCAAGAAGTTGCAAAACCAATAAAAAAGGCGAAGTCTAAAAAATAGATTTTAAACAAAGTTGCTTGGCTACTTTAAAGTCATGGAGGACATAGTGGTAGATAAATTAAAAAAAGCTGAACAGATCGCTAAGGATACTCAGGCCAAGATGGATGAGTCCAAAGCTCTTGATGCTAAGAAGGAATCGGAGTCAAAGGAAGCCGTTAAGAATGAAAAGACCAAAGGAAGCAAATCCATCGTAGATGATGCCGAGAAGAAGGCTGAGAACGACGCTCGTGTTCTTTCTGCTAAAGACGAAGAATTGTCTAAGGAAGATAAGGGACACAAAGCTGAACTCTTGAAGGCTAAGGAAGAAAAAGATAATAAAGCAAAAAAAGAGGAAACCGTTGATGATAAGCTCAAACGTACGAAAGAGGAAACTCAAAAACGTATTGATGAGGTCATAGGAGAACTCAAGGCACAGAAAGCTGAAAGCCAGCAAGATAAGGAAAAAATTGCAGGTATGGAAGCCGAGCTTGCCGATCTTAAAAAACCTAAAGCCGAAGAGACGAAAGCAGGGAAAGTCAAACAGCTTTTCAACGAACGCATTGCTACATATCTTGAAGAAGACAAAGCAAAGCCTCGTGATGAAAGACGGGAAATGCCGAAGGATGAACTTGAGCAATGGCTTATAGATGATTATATTGAAGCATCCGATTGGATGACTGATAGAAACATCCGCAGGAATCAGGAGAAGAAATCTATTGTTACTGATATAGACGAAGCTCCCAAGAGATTAGCAGATGATTTTGTCAGTAAACAACAAGAATCATTGAAAAAGCTCGTTGCTAAATACCCTGACGTTATGCCGTCTAAAGAGAAGCTGGCCGAACTCAAAGGAAAAAGTAAAGATGAGATCGACCAAGTGCTCGCTTCCGAGAATGAGGAATACAAGGTCATGTTAGAGATCGTTAAGTCAAACCCTAAGAAGTATTTAGAGGCTATTGATGGCCCTGAACAGGTGATGGTTGAAATGGATAGAAGGAAACCAGCCAAGAATACTATTACTTTAACTCAGGAAGAACTCCAACAAAAGATCACAGAAGCCGCTACGGTAGAAGCTCAGAGACTTGCTAGTTTAGACGAAGGACTATCATCTTCAGGAGGTGGAAAGAAAATGAAAAGTATGGAAAAGAAGTCTGAAACAAGACTAAAGCAGGAAGAGATCGCTAAGAAGGCCGGAATATCAATCGAGAATCTTAACGCCGCTATTGATCGCAGGGAGACTATCCCCGGCGCTTCAGTAAAGCAGACGGCAGAATCATTTAAAGAGGACTAGATGTCAGATAGAACAACAGAAGACGAGCAAACATATTACGTTTGTGGTCAATGTAAAGACAAGCAATGGTATCTCAAAAATGAAGAACCGCCTGTGCCATGTCCCGATTGTGGCTGGTGGCATAAAGGTACTAAGAAAGATTCCGTCCCTTCCGAAATACGTCTCGACCTGAATAATTATTAAAACAGGAGAGAGTAATGACAACTACATTGAAAAGATTCCAATATATGGATGGATTCCAGCTTGTTGGACCTGCTAAGAATGTTGTCGCTATGCCTGCCGCTGCAGTTGCAATAGCAAAAGGTGATTTATTAATGGACGATGGAAACGGTTATATAACTAATGCCGGTATTACGACATTAGCCGACCATCGTAATTTGTATGTAGCCATTGAGCCTTGCGCTAATTCAGCCGGTAGTGTAGGTGACTTAGATGTTCTTTGTGTAAGTATCGCAGATAGCACAAATGAATATTGGGTTCCAGTAGAAAACGACGGTGTAATCGAACGTACTGATGTTGGTACGTTAGCTGATGCCAATTCCGAAGATGGAATTACTGTTGCAGCAGATGTAACTAATACTAATAACGCATTTCTCATTGAGGGATACGATATTAGCACAGCAGCCATAGCCGCTAATACTTATGGTTATGCAAGAGGTAGATTCGTACCATTAGGTGAAACCACATAAACCAATAAATAGGAGATAAAAATGTCAACTTCAAGAGCACAAGTTGCTGAGTTATACACACCTATTTATGATGTGTTTATGATGGCAACATTCGATGAAGCAACACAGAAGCACAAAGAAGTATTCAAAGAATACAATGACTCGACTTTAGAGTTCAAAGTTGATGGCCTTAGCGGTCTAGGAAAATGGGAAGAAGCTGCTCAGTTAGCATCAGGCAACTACGAAGACCCAGTTCTAGATTATGCAAAGACCTATACACAAACAAAAAGAATCAAAAAGTTCCAAAGTTCGTTTGAAGCAGTCGATCAAGATGAGTATGCTCTTTTGAAAAAAGAGGGTGAAGCATCTCAAATGGGTCGTGGTGCTAGAGCGACGGTAGAATCCGACTGCGCTCAAGACCTTTACAATGGTTTTGGCACAGCAGGACCAGAAGGTCTTTATATCTGGTACGATGCTCATTACAAGAATCGTGAAGAAACAGGCGTTACTTATGATAACCTGCTTTCTGGAGCGTTCTCACATGACAACTTGGAAGCTGCCGAAGCTCAAATAGCTGCAAACTTCTTCGATATGAAAGGTTTGCCTATTGAGACATCTCAAGAGCCTATCCTTCTTTACCCTTCTGCAATCAAAGGTACAGTGTTAAGAACATTAGCTGAGAGAGCATCTGGTGAAAGACCAGGAACAACCAACCGAGACATCAACATTTATGCCGGTACTTACAAAGCGGTTGAATGGCGTTACTTGGGCGCTTGGAACAGTGGTTCAAATACAGCTTGGTATATCATTTATCCTGAGTTAGGTTTCTTAAAGATCATCTGGTCTCAGAAGCCTCACTTCACATCATGGGTTGATGAGGAGAATGATTCTTATAAGTTCAAAGGTAGAATGTTGTACGATCACGGCATCGATAATTGGCGCTGTGGTTTTGCATCAACGGGTGTTTAAACGATTGACAGACAATGACTTATGGAACTTGACTGTCTGCCAAAGTGGACAGTTAGGTTCTGTAATAAACAGGAGAATAAAAATGAAAAAGTACTTAGTTTTACTCTTGACTCTGTTAATGGTTCTTACACTCGCTAACGGAGCGTATTGCGCCGATGGTGATGAACTTTCAACAACAAGTTTTAGAGTAGATTCAAGCGGTCAAGTTTATCAGAAGAAACTTGTAGAAGTTGTAACGACAAGTGATACTGTAACTGCAGCCGAATCTGGAAAAGTATTCTTTATGAATAACGATTCAGGTACTATTGAGTTTACTCTACCTACCGCTGTTGTCGGCTTGACCTATACTTTTACAGCTATTAATGGTAATGCAACATCTGGACAGGGAGTGATTTATATTGACCCTGCAGATGCTGACTTATTAATCGGTTGTGTAAATAGCTCGGCTGGAACAACGTTTGCGGCTGGTGATAGTCTATACAGCCCCGGGGCGACTGGAGATTCAGTTACTTTGACTGCCTCTGCAGCTAGCACATGGGTTTGTACTGACAGAATCGGTACTTGGGTTGATGGAAATACTTCACCATAGGTACATAATATGATACTAGCGCTAACATCTCTAGGATTAATAATAATACCTTTTTATGAGGTAATATTTCGCTTGTTTCCGAACGTAGCTGTCTTAGCGGCAGATACACGTTCTCACAAGGAAGCAATGGCGGTTATTGTCGCTTTAGTCATAGGGCTGTTGGCGTTGTATCAAGGGAATCTGAAGCCATTTAGAAATAAGTGGCTTCTTCTTTTTATAGGATTTCAAGTAATTACTATTAATCTTATGCCAAAGATTCCACTAGTTATCAACAATATTGACAACTCTGGTTTTTGGGTATGGAAACCTATATTTCAAATCTTATGCTTTCTACTTATGGGTATAACTTTAGCAAGCATAGAGTTTGACAAAAAGAAAATAGATAGACTTTTCACAATAATGTGTTGGTCGGGTAGTGTAATGGCAGTCTATGTAATGCTTCAATCTTTAGGTTTAGATCAATTCTTTATTGTAAAAGGAGAATCGATTATAGGTAAAGTTGAATTTGCAAATAGAGTCGGTGTCCTTGGTCAACCAACTTTAGTTTCTCCGTTTATTGCCATGATAGTTCCTATCTCTTTATATTTAAGAAAATATATTTTAGCTATTATTATGATAATTGGAGTCGCACTTACTTGTAGTCAAATGGCTATAGGAGCTTTAGTTGTCGGACTCTTAGCCTATATACTTCTTATAAAACCAAAATCATGCTTCTTGGTTATTCCATTATCCGTAGTAATAGCAATAGTTTTATTCCTTAATAAGATTTTAGTATTTCGTGATAATGGTAGATTAGGCGCATGGAAAATTGTATTACAAGATATTTTACAAACACCAATTAACGGATATACAGGTAGAGACTTCTCTTTATTCGGACACGGTATGGGAAGTTTTAGTTATCTATCTTCAACCGTTGACGCTTCACACTTTGCTAGTGCGCATAATGATTATCTACAAGTATTTTATTCTAGCGGAATAATTGGTTTAGTATTATTTATATTCGCACTTATTTATTTATTAATTAAAAGCTGTAAGAATTGGCGGAGATATGTCGATTACAAAAAGACTATGACGGCATCGCTAATGTGTAGCTTTCTTATAATATCTATTTGCGCTTTCGGAACATTTGTATGGCATTTAGGAGCGCACCAGTTTTATACAATCGTTATAGTCGGTTTATTATCAAACGAAACCATAGGAGGATGGAAATGTACAGATTTATCATAATCATCTTAGCTTTACTTTTTGTAACCATGCCTGTTCAGGCTGATGTTAAGAGAGTAATCGAGACAGTAGCATCAGAGGATTCGTCAACTGCTGTTGATGTGCCTACAACATTAACTCGATATAGCAAGTCGTTTTCTCTTATTAACTCAAATGAAGCCGATCTCGGAGTTATGTACAAGGCGACTTCAGATGGTACTGTAACCGCTACTATACAAGCTCAGACTTCTTATCAGAGACCTACGACAGAACTTGCCGCAGATGCAACGTATGTTGTATGGGAAACTGCTGAAGCAGTATCAGATGAAGCTTGGCATGCAATGACTTTAGATACAGTTATAATGCCTTATGCTAGGTTTAAAGTAACAGGATCTGGAAGCAATGATGCTACAACCGAAATTCAATTTAAGGTAATGAAATGAGATCACTAAAATCAGATGTAACGACTTCGCAAGATTTATCTTCTGCGGTATTAAGTTATACAACTTCTTATGGTAGAAAGTTTAAGCTAGAACAGATACTTTTTCATGCAAGTGTGGCTATATCTGAAAATATAATAATCACGCTTGATTCTGCCGAGGGAGCTAATTATGACACAGTATTAGCTGATGTAACGCTAGTTTCTGAGCAAGACTTTATTTTTAGACCTCAAGGACAGGCAAACTTTCAAGCCGGAGATGAAATAAAGATATATAGCACCAACGCAAATGTTACAGGAACACTTTACGCCACTTTCAAAGTACAAGAAGTTTTGTTATAAACAAGGAGACGAAATGGATATGACATTACATGATGAATTAAAACAAGAGATTGAAGAAAAGAAACAGGAAAAGGTAATACTTGTAGGAAATATCACTCAGTTATCTAGTGAGAAAATATCCTTACTTGATGAAATAACATCAATTAATAAAGACGTTGTTGAGAAAAGAAAACTATCAGAGAAGTCTAAGAAAAGTCATTCAGATATTGAAAGAGAAACTCATGTACTTACGTCTGAG